GAAGGTTGGGTAGTGGAGGATCTCAGTAGCGGCGCGTATCTCAAGCTTGAGAAGGTTGCACGCGGAATCGACCGCTCAGACCTAGTGGCGCTCACTGGCTTGGCACTGCTGCCAGCGGATCATGAGTGGCGCCGGGAGTCCTACCCCTGGCCGGATGGTTCCGGCGGTGCTCTGGCTCCCGCGCTTGCCTAGTGGCGCGATCTGCTGTAATGTATTTCACGAGACCCAACCCATAGGCTCACACGATGACTCGCTACACCACCGAACAGCTGGCGTCCTTCCCCTGGATCGTCAGCACTGACACGTTGCGCACCGATCACTTGGCGGATGCCTACCTTGGCGCTTTTGACCGCTTGGAGCAAGACATACCGGAACCGTTCCGCTCAGATCTGCAGCAATGCGCCGCTTACGCTTCGGACCTTACCGGCCCGGAACCGTGCGACGCCTGGGATGAGGCTACTGCCTGGGCTTTCGACCGCCTGAAAGATCTGGCGCCGACTGGTTTCTACTTTGGCGCGTCCGAAGGCGATGGCTCTTGTTTCGGATTCTGGTTGCAGGAAGAATGGGCAGAGTGCCTGGAGCATTGCGGCTTTGCTGCAGACTCTGACCCTGCGGCTTTGGTGCCGATCATCTCTGAGCTGTGCAGTTCTGGCGTTGATCCCGATACCTACCAAGACTGCTACCAAGGCGAGGCAGAAGGCTACACCTCAGAACAGGCCGGGGCAGATTACGCTCAGCAGTTGGCCGATGAGTTAGGACTGCCCCCCAAGCTTGACGGCGCCAGCTGGCCAATGAGTTGTATTGACTGGCAGGCTGCTTGGCGCGAACTAGAGCTTGGCGATGCCTACTGGTTACAGCGTATTAACGGGAGCCAATGGGCAGTATTCCGGCCTTGCTAACTGGCGTTCTTACCGATCAACGGCCCGGCCAGTAGGTCGGGCTTTTTTCGCGGCGCTCGCTACGCTCGCTTGCGAAACGTGAGACCAAAGAGGTTACCATAAGAGCACAGCAGTTTGTGACATTAACCGTGGAAGAATCCGCTTCCCACGAAGTAGAAAAGCCCACCACCGTCGCAAACGATGAGGCAAAGCGCTGGCGCGGTGGGCGCGGCCCTGCAGACAAGGTGGAAGAGCGCGTGAACTGGTGTTATGCGGAAATCTTGCGCGGTGGAACACGTCGCCAGGTGACCGCTCGCCTTACTGAACGCTTCGGAACGTCCCTGAGAACGGCAGACTCTGACTATTCGCGTGCTTTGGAGCTTTTAAAGGTTGAGCAAAGTGCTACAAGGTCGGATCTGCTGAACCAAATACAAGCGCTCCGCCTTGCGACGGTGAGAAAAGCCCTAGCGAAGGGTCAACTGCAGACCGTAGCAATGCTGCTCAAGGACATGGGCGCGGTGATTGGAGAGGCTGCACCAGAGCAACAGGCCGCCGCTGCACCCACGCTGAACATCACGGTGGAAGACAAGCGCCAGGGCTAGCCATCTGGCCGATAGTGTGCAACAATGGGAGGCAAGCTAACCCCGCTCCCCACCATGGATCGCCTCCTTACCCTCGCCGCACTGCTCACCGCTTGCGGTGTGCTCGCGATGGGCGCCGACAATGCGAACCAGCTGGCACGCTGCGAGTCTGCCGGACGCTCCGCTGCCGAGTGCCGCCTGGTGGTGCTCGGTCGCTGATCCGCGCGGTTAATACCGCCAGCCGCCCCGGGACTGAGAATCATTCTCACCCGGGGTAGGGTTCGGGATCGGCAAAGGGCAGGTGCGGCCCAGGGAACCTACTGACATATCCTCAATTTCTTCTTCTGTACTACACCGGGGGCAGGGTAGCGATTCCTGTAATACCCTAGAAAGTACCCATACCACCAAAAATGCCCGATTCTGCTGGAGCACTCACCCTTCGCTACGCCCAAGGCGAGGTGTTTTCCAGCCGAAAACGCTTCAGAGTATTGGTAGCTGGCCGAAGATTTGGCAAAAGTTATCTGTCATGTATCGAGTTATTGCGTGGGGCGATCGAAAGGCCGGGCGAAACCTTTTTCTATGCCGCCCCTACATACCGAATGGCGAAAGACATTGCCTGGAAGGTAATGAAACGCCTCGTCCCAAAAGCCTGGATCAAATCCAAGAACGAAACGGACCTCAAGATCGAGTTAGTGAACGGCTCGACGATCGAACTAAAGGGCACTGAAAACGCCATGGCCCTGCGAGGCCGCAGTTTGGCTGGCGTCGTACTCGACGAAGCCGCATTTATGGACGCCGAGGTCTGGTTCGAGGTGATCCGCCCCGCCCTCGCGGATAAACAAGGCTGGGCATTGTTCATCTCAACGCCCGACGGCACCGCCAGCTGGTTCTACGAACTCTGGCAATACGCCGACAGCGGCGACAAGGACTGGAGCCGCTGGCAATTCACCACGATCGACGGCGATAACGTCCCCCCGGAAGAAATCGAAGCCGCCCGTGCCCAACTCGACCCCCGCACCTTCCGCCAAGAGTTCGAGGCTAGCTTCGAGAATCTCAGCGGTCTCGTTGCCGTCTCATTCGGCGACGACAACATCGACAAACAAGTCCAAGACCTTCCGATTTTGCCCTTGCTGCTAGGCCTCGACTTCAACGTGGAGTTTATGGCGGGCGTGTTTGCGGTCAAAAAAGGCGAAGACCTGTGGGTATTTGACGAACTGATCCTTACAGGTGGAGCGACAACCTGGGATTTCTGCGAGGCTGTCCAGCAAAAGTTCGGAATTGAGCGCCGCATCATCGCGTGCCCCGATCCGACCGGCGGCGCTCGTAAAACAGCCGGCGTCGGCCAAACAGACCACTCAATTCTCCGCAAATCAGGCTTTACGGTGTCTAGCCCTCGCGCACCATGGAAAATTCGAGACAAAATCAACGCCGTAAATATGGGTTTGCTTGACGCCACAGGTCGCCGCCGCATCCATATCCATCCCCGCTGCAAAGAACTAATCAAGTCCCTACGAACCCTTACATACGCACCAAACACGGGTCTACCTAACAAAAACTTGGGAGTTGACCATGCTTTCGATGCGCTGGGCTATCTCTGCCTACAGAGCTTCAACCTCGCCAAACCAGAAAGCCTCGGCAAAACGTCCTATCGTGTGTGGTAGCACCCTCCCTGGCACACAATGGCGGCAAAAAAGCCCACCAAAGGCCAAAAGAAGGTCGAGAAAGTGATGTCAGAGTATAAATCTGGCGCACTCAAGTCCAGCTCGGGCAAAAAAGTAACTAGCCGCAAGCAAGCCATCGCCATTGCGATGAGCGAGGCTGGCATGAGCAAGAAAAAGAGGAAGTAACCATGGCCGCCGTAGCAACTACAAAAATTAACCGTTACACCAATACAGTCGAGTACTACGGCGCTGCAATGACCGCTGTAGACGACTGGTTTGAAGTAGGTGCTCACTCTAGTGAGTACACGTTTGCGGTACTTGTTACCGGCGGCGCAAACTTTAAGCTTGCCTTGGAATGTGGCTGCGCTGAAAGCGCCGCGTGGTTTACCATCGAAACCAGCAAAACAATTAGCTCAAACGGCGCCTACACCTACCCATACACAGGACGAGCATCTTCTCGCATCCGCGTACGCATTGAAGAAATTAGCTCTGGTACTCCTAGCGTTACACCTCTTATTGCAGTCGCATATCACGGCTAATGGCAATCCAAACCGTCAACGGAGGCTGTGTTCACATCGAAATTGATGCTGAAGATGGTCTCACCCACGCCACTTTTGTATTCAAATCTCCTCAAAACCCCGAAATCCTCGGCGGCTTCGTATCAATGCTTGCCCAAGGCATCGAAGTGCTGGTTCCTATTTCAGATCCCGACGACGAGGAAGACGACGATGATTGATGCCAAAATAAGTACACAGTAGGAGCCTAGCCGTGGTCTACAGCGCCAACGTCCCGCCAACTGGAGCTGTAGTCAGCGAATCCCCGTTCGTCCGCAGCCTCGAAGTCATCGGCATGATGCCGGACTGGGGCGTAATGGCAGCTGTCACGCGCGGCACGAACTACATCCGCGACATGAGCGAGACTTACCTCCCTCAAGAACCGCGTGAAGACGACGACGCGTACCAAACCCGCGTAGATCGCAGCGTCCTCAGCCCGTACACCAGCCGCCTGATCGAAACCGCTGCTGGCGCCATCCTGCGCAAGCCTATCCACATCGAAGGCGACCCCTACTGGCTGGAGCTTGCACAAAACATCGACGGTATCGGCTCCAACATCAACGAATACGCCCGCCGTGCGCTTGTAAGCAGCCTTACCTATGGCCACAGCGCGATCTTGGTGGACTATCCCGCAGCAATGGGAGCGCGAAATCTTGCTGAAGAACGCGCCCAGGGCCGCCGCCCCTACTTCGTGCACGTCGACGCCCCCCAGATCTGGGGGTGGCGCAAGGAATCCGGCACCAACCGGCTACTACAAGTCCGCATCCACGACTACGACGTTCGCCCGCTGAACGAATTCGGCGAGGAACAGGTCGAAGAAATGCGCGTCATCTACCCCGGCCGCTACGACCTCTACACACTGGGCCAAGAACTGGTCGAGTTCACCGCCACGGGCGGCTACAGCCTCGACGAAATCCCCCTAGTCCCGATCTACAGCAACCGCCGTGGCCTGCTGGTATCCCAGCCCCCGCTGCTGGACATTGCAAATCTGAATATCACCCACTACCAACGCCAAGCCGACCTGATCCACGCCCTTCACATCGCCGCCATGCCCACCCTCGTCCTAGAGGGCTGGGACGACACCACCGGCTCCGCAACGATGGGCGTCAACTACGCCATCGCCATGCAACCGGGCAACAAGGCGTACTACGTGCAGGCCGACGCCACCAGCTTCGACGCGCAGATGCAGGAACTCCAGTCCCTGGAGAGCCAAATGTCCACACTGGGCGTTACCAAACTCTTCGGCCAGAAGTTTGTCGCTGAGTCCGCCGAGGCCAAGCGCATCGACCAAGCCCAATCCAACAGTGTGCTCTCGATTATCAGCCAAGAACTGGAAAGCGCCCTCAACCAAGCCTTTGCGTTTGCCGCCCAATACGTGGGCATGGAACCCCCCGAGATCACAATTGACCGCGACTTCGACTACTACCGCCTAATCGGCCAAGACGTGTCTGTGCTGACGCAACTGAACCTGATGGGCAAGATTAGCGACGCGATGCTGCTGGAGATCCTGCGTCGCGGCGAAGTCCTGCCTGACAACATCAACATCGAAGACGAAGTTGAGGCCGCCGGCAAAACCGCAACTGCCCTCACAGAAGAACCAGAAACAGAGGAAGAACCCGACTCCAGCGACAGCAGGAATGAATCTGCTATGTCTTAACTGCTAATCTATAAGTGTCCAAGTAACACATAACTGTGCCCGAAGAACAGCAAGCACCAGTGACTCTTGTGGAGCCTGTTGCCCCTCAGCCTGTGGCTGAAAGCTCCGATCTGGCCGCCCAACTCGAAGCGCTTCGTGCGAAAAACCAAGAGTTGATCGCCGAGCGCCGCAAGGACCGCGAAAACCGCGAAACCCTTCAAAAACAAATCGAGGATCTGCGCATCGCGCAAGAATCCGCAAAAACCGCAAAGTTGGCGGAATCCGGCGAGTTCAAAACTCTCTGGGAGCAAGCCCAAGAAACAGTCGCCGAGCTCAAGCAAAAGCTCGCAGCAAAAGAATCCGAAGTGGAACAAATCCGCCAAGGATTCACACAAGAACAAGTGAAGTCCGCTGCGATAGCACAACTCTCCCAAGCTGGTGCACTGGCACCTGATCAGCTGTATCGTTTACTTCAGGAGAACCTACGCGCTAAAGAAGGACAGCCTGTGGCTGTTGTCGGCGGCGTCGAAGTTCCAGTTGGTGAATACATCGCCAACTTAAAGAACCCCGGCAGCGGTTACGAGCATCATTTTGCAGCTACGAACCGTGCCGGCATGGGTGTTACGGGTAGTGCCCGCAATACCTCCCTCCCCGGCCAAGCCAACCCCTGGTCTAAGGACAGCTGGAACGTCACTCAGCAAATGATGATGTTGAACAGCGACCCCGACAAAGCCCGGTTGTTGAAAGCTGAGGCCGGCCTCTAGCCCCTGTGGGGCAACCTCCCCAACCTTGACTCCACTGGAGCTACCAAATGTCTGCTTCTAACAGCAACTTCGGGGGAACTTTTCTCTCGAACCTTGTAACTCGTCCCGAGTTTCTTCAGTACACCGCTGAGGGCATCTTCGAGCAGTCGAAGTGGATCCAGAGCGGCATCGTGCAGCGCAACGCTGCCCTCGACGCCCGCGCTGGCGGCACCCGCGTGCGCGTGCCTTTCTTCGACCCCATCGCCCCTAGCGAAACCCAAATCCTCTCCACCTCCAGCTGGAACGGTGGCTTGGGTTATCTGACCGCCCAGAACGTCACTGCCGACGAGCAGATCATGACGATTCTGCACCGTGGCTTTGCCTACGCCGCAGACGACCTCAGCAAGCTCGGCTCTGGCGCCGATCCTTTGGCCCACGTCCGCAACCAGCTGACCGCCGCCATCAACAAACTGAAGACCGCCACCCTGTCTGCTCAACTGCTGGGTCTGTTCGGTGGTATCTCTGGCGCTGGCGTGCTTGGTCCCAACCAGACCGACAAATCGTTCGCTGGTGTCCCCGGTTCAATGACCGAGGCCAACTTCCTGAACGTTGCCAACGTGGTGGCCGCCAAGGCCAAGCTGGGCGAGCGAGGCGACAACTTCGACTCCATCGCCATGCACTCCAACGTTGCGTATTACCTCCAGCAGGTGGGGATGCTGACCTTCAGCACCTCTGCACTGTCTGCAGGTGGCGCCGTTGTGTGGGGCGGCGGCGGTGTGGGCGTGACCCAAACCGAAGTGGCGACCTTCGCCGGTCTCCGCGTGGTGATCGACGACCAGCTGACCGCCCTGACCGGCGGCACCTCGACTCACGCCAAGAAGTACCCCGTGTACCTCTTCCAGAGCGGCGTCGTTTCCGAGGGCATCCAACAGGATCTGCGTCTGGCTGCAGACCGCAACATCCTGTCGATGCAGGACATCCTGGCCGTGGATTACCACTAC